CGCGGGAGCCGGCGTTGGATCCACGGCCGTAGCTGGAAGAAGCGACGCTTCCGGATGCGGAATAGTTACCGGACGCGGCGTTCTTCAGGGAGGTCTTCAGCGCGGATCCGATGGCTATGAGTGCGGCACCGGCGGCGATAGCACCGATGCCGGACATCGTGGTCAGGGCCAGCTTTGCGGCCTCAACTGCGATTCCCTCCTGCATGATGGTCTTACCGACCGCCACAGCCATATCGCTCAGGGCGCTGAGGGCCGCATTGCCGAAGTTGCCCCAGGCGTTCTCACCGTTGATCAGGTCACCGATGAGGGAACCGATAGCGACTGCGCCGTCCGCGGCCAGATCCGTCAATGAGTTGCGGACGTCGAGGATGGCCTTGCTGACCTCTTCCACCTGCCCAGTGTAACCGGCGAGCGCCACATTCGGCGCCGTGGTTGCACCGGCCGTCGGGAGACCGGGTGACGTGAGGCTCTGAAGCTCCACCCGGTTCGTGACGTCCTTCATGGTCTGCGCGGAGATGACGTCCAGCATGGCCTTCGCCTCCGCGGAGAGCGCGACTGTGGTCTCTCTTACGGATCCGGCAAGGCTGTTCTGCTGGCGTGTCAGGCTGCGCAGCTCGTTGTTCATCTGGGCCACCAGATTATTGGCCTTCACGCGCTGCTGGTTGGCCCTGTCGATCTGCTCCGGAGTCGAGGATGCGAGGCTGTTCTGCTGCTCCATCAGATCCGCGATCTCGTTCTCGATGTCGAACTGCTCCGTGTATTTCTCGCGGATCAGCTGCTGCGCTTCCGCAAGGGCCTCAGAGCGCTCGACCGTGGAGTTGGTCTTGTCCCAGATGATGTTCTTGAGCTCCGCGATCCGGTTCTCTTTACCAGCAAGATCCACCATCATGTTCGAGCGCTGCCGCTCCAACTGGTAGATCTGGTTGGCTATCTCGGAAGCCTCAGTTGCCACGGCGTTGGCGTTCTTCATCGCCCCGATGGTGTCCTTCCAGAACTTAGGATCCGCGATGCCGAGGATAGACGTGGAAAGGCTGTTCCCCTGATTGACAAGGAAGTTGCCAAGCACTGCGCCGGCGCCTGCCTTTATCTTCTCCAGTCCGGACATGAAGTTCGCCATCGCCTTCCCCTGGGCGGTGTTCATATCGTAAAACACCTGCTGGTAGGTGGATACGTAGGCTGCGGTCGCCATCTCGATGTTAGCGCCGGCGACAGTCTTCTTGAAGTTCTCCGCGGTCGCCTGGAGTGCCTTGAACGAAGCGATGGCAGCGCCCAGTCCGAGACCTGCGATACCCAGCTTGACGGCGTCCAGCCCGGTGACCATCTCTCCGAAGGCCTTGACACCGGCGTTCCCGCTCTTCGAGAGCTCGACGCCAAGACCCTTCACGCTGGAGGTCATCTGACCCAGCTTCCCGGTGTTGACGCCAAAGGCCTCACCGAGCTGGCCCATCGCCTGTTCAGTGGTCTTCTGGAAGTCCCGCACCGCGGTCTTCGCCTGCCTGGTCCCTGCCACGAACTTCGATGAGTCCGAGGTGTAGGTGACCTTCATGTTTGGCTGGTTGTTAGGCATCGCCAATTCTCTTTAGAAATTCTCTTGCCTTCTGATCCCGTTCTTCCTGGGTCCATCCGGCCACTTCTTTTTCAACATCTCTCTCGGGCTGCTCGTCCCACGGCATCTCCCAGAACTTCGCTGGATCCGTGATACGGTCCGATGGCTTCAACTGGACATTGAAAAGACGGAGCGCTGCGCCTCGGACCAGTTCGCCGAGATGCCGGCGCTCCGCCATCCGCTCTTCCTGGTATGCGGCCATAGCTTCCAGGAAATGCGACAGACGCATGCGGTCGAACTCCGCCGGGCTAAGATGCAGGAAGGCAATCGCCCATCCGCGCGCCCGGCCTATCGTCAGGGCCGTGGCTCCGTCGCTTTTTTTTTGCCGCCTTCAGGATCCTGTTCAATGTCCGGCACCACCTGGGCGCGGAAGACGGGCTCGAACTGATCCACCAGCGCCTTGTAGTCGGGCCTGCGCATGTGCCACAGATCCTCAGGCGTGATGTCAAGCTCGACACCGTCAAGGGCCGCACCCTCAGCCAGGGCAAGCCAGATCAGCATCAGCATGTCGCCGGGGCGGCCGAACTGAACAGAAGCCAGATCAGTCTCTCCCTGTGACCGCAGGTACTGGTCGAGTACCAGCATGTCTACCTCGACACGGTACTCCTTGCCCTTGATGGTAATGCAGTCAGCCATACTAAGAGGCAGCCGTCATGGCGCCCGTCACCTTGAAGGTCGCGGAGAAAGTGGTGTCACTGTCAGGATCCGCGGGCGAGCTCTCGGAGTAGCCCGTCATTACGCAGTCGCCCTGGTAGTTCGCACCGGCCCCACGGTCATAGACGAAAGCGATGATGGCAGCCGAGCCAGTCTTCAGGGACTGTGCAAGGAGATCGTCCGCGTCCATCTTGTTCGTGTCGCCAGAAGCCTTGACCTCGACCAGACCGGCCACAGTGAAAGTGATCTCCTGTCCGGTCACAGCGCTCTGCTTGACGCCGGCGTCATCCTTCGTGATGCTGTCCTTGGTCTGAACCGTGACCTGCAGGTCGTCCTGAGTCACGCCCAAGAGGGTCTTCGTTGCGAGCTTCAACTTGATGTTGTAGCCTGGTACTATCGTTCCCATAATTCGTTAATTTATCTGGTTGATGTTATAGTCAATCACAAAGTCCCACACACCTTCCACACAGGAAGGCTCGCAGGACTGGAAGGCGACTTTGTAGTCATCGCCAAGGGCCTCCACGGCCCCCCTTACCGCGGCCGCCTTGGCCTTGGCCTCTTCGTAGTCGTCGGACACCACTTCGAGCGTCAGTTCGCTCCGGACGGAGGACACACCGTCCTTGTCCCTGCGCTCACGGATGACCCTGCTGTACACGCAGAAGGGATACGAGTTGACCTCAGCCTCTGCAAAGTAGAGAGGCACGATGTCGGCAAGCGCCGTGGTCAGATCTTTTCCCAAGTTATCGGTCATCTGTTCAGCAATTCGTTTTTGTTCTGCTCGATGGAAGCCTCGAAGGCATCCATGAAATCTCTCATGGCGGAATCGACCGCCCTGTCGTACACGTTGGTGGGACGCTGTCCCACGTTGTTACGCCTTGCCGGGTTCTTCCTCACACTGCGGACAAATTGATGCGACCTGTCCCTGTGCGTGAGCGTCCCGTAGTTCTGCCAGTAGAACTTGAACCAGTCCGTGATGCCGGTCTTGGAATCAGCTCCCTGGTAGGCCTTCGGCTGGTGCCCTTGCGCTACCTGATTATTGTACACACCGAAGCGACACCAGATCTCGTTGCGGGCATCTATCCCAGCCTTGGACTTAGGGAGCTTCTTCCACCGGCTCGGCAGAGCCTGCTTCAGGGACTTCGCCCCAGCCTTGGCGCCGGCCTTCATCGCCTTCTGCACGATGCTTTTGGCGTTAGCCGGCTGCTTGTCAAAGAACCTGAGGGTGTCTTCCAAGCCCTCTATCCTCGCCACAGCCATCGTTTATCGGTCTATAGCGTGGACCGTCAAAACACAAAGAGGGGAGATCCTGCTGATAGGGTCGATGTCTGAGATCTCGTAAGGCTGGCCAGCCACCGCGATACGCCAGCGGGTAGTCAGCTCCGGGATCTTGTACATTGTCACTGTCAGGACCTGCCGCTCTTCCAGATTGCCCATCGAGATCTGTTCGGAGGTCTCGCGCTCCACCTTTGCGTAGGGCGCGGAGTGCTCCACCCAGGTCTTTACGAGCTCACTCTCAGCACCCCGGCTCTCCGTGTACATAAGCACAGAGATCTTGGTGTCCAGCTCGCCGATGTTGATCCGGTTCTCCATAGCCTACCTTCTGATCTGACGATAGGGAGTGAGCAGGTTATCGGATGCGCTGATCAGCATCTCTGCGCTGTCCGCCGGGTTGTTGAAGAGTTTCGCGGCACGGAGCATGATGGCCGCCCGGATGTCCTCTTCCATGTGGGTCCGGCCAGCTGTGCAAGATACCTGCACAACACTTCCGGAGACACCTTCCGAGAATACCAGCTTGCCACCGGTCACCGTGTAGTCATCAGAGCTCAGTTCTTCGCCGTCTACCGAGACCCCCTCTACCGACATGAGCGGCAGCGGGAGTCTCAGCAGTTTGGCGAAATCCTCTTCCAGCTCCATCCCGGACTTGACAAGGACGATGCCCGTGAACTGCTCGGCCGAGTCGACGGCTGCGCGCAGATACAAGTCCAGCTGCCCGTCCAGGTCATTTGCCGTGATACGGAGATGACTCTTCAAGGCAGCCATCAAGGCGGCCATCATTGCGCTGTCATAATTACGGGATAGAAGCATGGCGGGGAGAACTAAGCGGTGGTGGAGATGTCGACGATGGCAGCGAAGCTCTTCGGCTCGGCGACGAGGACGTCGTTCCAGGCGTTGAGCGTGATGACGACGTCGGCGTAGTCGGCGCGGCTGTAAGGATCGACGACGATGTCGATACCGCCCCACTGACCGATGTAGAGGTCCTTCCAGTTACCGAAGATCATGGCGGACAGGTTGCTGCCCGTGCTCTTCGTGAGGTTGGAGGGGACGAGGTTCGTCATCGCGATCGGGTAGCCGTTGAGGACCTTCCCGTCACCGTCCAGCATGTAGCGGCCGTTGGTGGCAGTGCGCTCGGAGGCCTTCATGTCACCGATGACCTTCGCGTTGGTCAGGTAACCGCAGTTACCACGGATGCCGTTCTCGGCAGCGACCTTGGTCTCGAGAGCGACGACATTCGCCCAGGAGATGGCAGCGCCGGTGGCACCACCCGCAACGATGTGCGGAGTGTTGGTCTGAGCCCCCAGCACGGTGAGGATACCGGAAGGCTGGTTGCTGGAGCCGGAGCCTTTGATGGCAGCAGCCTCGATCAGGTTGGCGTGAGCCTCGCTGATGCGGTTCATCAGGTCAGCCTCGACGTCGAAAGAGGTCTGACGGAGCAGGTCCTTCGAGAAGGCGACGCGGACGAAGTTGCGGTGAGGGGTCATGGTGGCCTTGGCGTAGGCAGCCTTAGTCACGGAGCCCTGGGCGCCCTCAGCGAGCCAGCCGGCAGCGATCTGCGCGGAGCTCACGACAGGGACGGTGCCGACCAGATCGGTGAGGATCGTGGCGCCGAGTTTGGCGATCGGCAGGTTCTCCTTCAGGACGTCCACATAGCGGGCCGCCATCTGCTCCTTCAGGTTACCACCGTCAGCAGCAGTGGTGTAGTTCTGGCCAGCGTTGGCGCGAAGCATCGCGGAAGGGATCACGAAGCCGTTCTGGGTCAGGCCCAGGCGACGGTACTCTTCGGCGCCCATTTCAGCGACCTCAGCCTCGA